TGCTCGCGGAGCATGCTCTCCATGTTGATCGCCAGCCGGTCCACAGACCGAACCAGTGCGGCAAGCCCTTCCTGTGACCGCTCGCAGTCATCCATGCGGTGCTTCAGACTGCCAATCTCTTTGTGGTACTCTGTGATTTTGATAATGATTTCTTCCTGTGTCATTGTGATTCCTCCGTGATGCAGCCGTACAGACACAGCATATCCTCTACGGATAATGAAAAATGCTCCAATTCTTCCATCGAAAATTGCACACTCTTATCAACCTCCATATCGATTAGCTCGTTGACTTTTGAGGCGTATTCATCCTCGGTTCCTTCCCGAAGCTTGCCGTCTGCCCAATACTGCGCTTCCAATTCATGCAGCGCTTTCCCGCAGAAGGACGCCTCTGCATCTGTATCAACCAAAAATTTCGTGATCTTGTATTTGGTTTGTATTGATACCCCGTCCGCGACGTCTTTGTGCTTAATCAGCACGGCCCTGATTTTCATTAATTCTCCCAGTTTCATCGTTCACGCGATCCTTTCTTTGATGATTTTTTTCAACTTCTGTATCTCATTCACGCACAGGGCGATGAATAGATCATATCTAAGTGACCAATTCTGATTATATTGATCCTCCGGAGGGATGACGATTCCCGCAAATTCTTGCGTAGTTAATCCAGCTGTCTCTAGGGCAGCTTTGATTTCTTGCGCAATGAATCCGGTCCAGGTTCGGCCGGAATCCCCGTCGATGTACTTGAAGAGTCTGGGTTTCAGCGAATCGAAAAATACGCTGTACCGATCATCAACTTCCGAAATATCTTTTTTTGCTCGAAGATCAGATGTTTCGCCTGCATAGCCGTATAGGTAGGTCCCTCCAGCAGTCACCGACATTCCATTGATTCGGTCTCCTGGCATTTCGCGGCCTACCAGCATCTGACTGGCATTCATTACGACGATGTTGTGGTATGCGCCAGACGCGTCGTTCGTCGTCTGTAACAGTCCATATCCCTCAAATCCTGGATTGACGAACGCTCCTAATGTAATCCCACTGACCAGCACTGTTCCCGATTTCAACGTACCAGTGAATGTGCTGCCTGTAATATTGGCGTTCTGGGCGTGTAGATACCCGGCGGATGTTACATAGAACGTCTGGCTCCCCAGCCCGATCCCGTCGGTTCCCAGATACACGCCGGAATTGCTGTCGTTGTACGCGGATTTTCCCAGCGCGATATAGCCTTTGGCCGCGCCCCGAGACACCGTGAACCCACCAATCTGCATGCTCTGGTCGTAGGTGCTTGCATATAACAAGGTGTATCCCAACGCATTAGTAACGCTGATGGCTCCGGTGATAATGCTCCCCGCCGTGATGGCATCTGCAATTGTCTGACCGTTGAGATAGATCTTATCCGCGTGGATCTGTACTGTACTTCCGGATGCATTGATCGCCGCTACAATTCCGGCAGAATTCACCGAGTAAGATCCGCTGGACGATGTTTTTACGACCAGCTCAAAACGGTCGTCAATGGATTCTATGAAGCTTGTTTCGAGCTTTTCGGTTGTGACGCAGCCGGCGGACAGCATATCTGTGCTGATCTTATACGCTGACAGCATGTTCAGCACGGCATTGCCGTCCTTGGTGATTCCGTACTGCCATACCGTGTCTTCGCCGTCCCATGCATCCGTCCATGCAAAGCCTCCGGCGCGGTACGTATAGATAATGTTGCTGTTATCCAATGTGCTGCCGTTGTGGTAGTAATAGATCGTGGATCCGTCCGCCTGTTCGACGCCAGTACGGTACAAGCCAAGCGAATTGCTGATTACCTCGTTCATTTCCAGAACAGCCTGCTGTCGGGATTCCAATTGCTTGTTGGTCTCCTGCTTCATCGCCTCCAGAATGACTTGTTCCCGCTTGGTGAGCGGGTTGGCTGACGCATATCCCGCATTTGTGGTCGTTTGGCCTTTGGCCGTAAGGGATGTGCGGCCATTAAGCTTGAATGTGTAATGCGTGATAATCGTATCATGAGACACGTTGTCCTTATCGACGTAGGCGATCTTGTCGAGCGGGTACAGATGCGGCATGCTTCTGGTCGCGCAGCTGTATGCGCGATAGGTAAGCCCGCCAACGCTGTTATACAGCGAAGCCGCAAGTGTCTGATAATCGTGCTGGATGAGCTGATTCCCCGTGATATTCAGCGCATACGCGTCTGTGCCGGACAGATATTCCTGTTTTTCGGCGTCTGTAATCTGGACACCAGTAATTTCGATATCATTTTCATACAGGTTCGACGTATAGCGGACGGATGAGGTGATTTCGGTAGACGTGGCATGATACCATTCCATCCGCAGCTTCCCGTCCCAGTCGATATATGCACATGTGCCGGTGATCTCACCGATCCATTGGATGATCCTGCGGTATGTCAGATCCTCTTCGTCCGGCGCGCTGTTGACGACGTAGTCATAGTTCTGCAGCGTATTGATCTGCGTATACAGAGGAACGTTGCAGATCTCGCAGCAGTCTTCCAGCAGTGCTCCCACTGTAATCGGAAACGAGATTGAGGCCGGATCGAACGCCTTGTCGAAGCTGACCATCCGGTCCAGCGCTGACAGAGATATGGTGCTCAATTTTCGCGGCGGCTCGTCAACGGTGAAATATCCGCAGGGCACGTATTCCCGTCTGGTATGCACCCAATGGCTGTCCCCAAGACGCAGATCTCCGCTTTTGAGTTGATTCCACGTGAAATTTTCCATTGTGATCCACTGGAATTGAGAGATCCAGTCCCACGATGCGGGAGCCGTGTATTCGATCCCCACGCGAACGAACAGCTCCGCCCCCTCGAAGGTCACGTCGTCGAATTTTCCGTCGCGGTTGTCCAGCTTAAGCTTCATTTCAGCGGCAACTGCAGAGCCCAGCTCGATAGTTTTCCCGGACATGCAATACCGATCGATCGTAAAGCTGTTCTGGAAGACGTCATGCTCTGTCAGATGCAGCGTTTCGTTCCCGGTCTGCATGGTAATATCAACGATCTGGCGGGGCTGCTGCATGTATAGATTGTAGAGATATTCGCTGATTGGATACAGCACACACCCGACCTTTCAATGATGTTGAATGCTACGTTCTGCCAGCGTCCGTCCCGCGCGTTATACAGCGGCGCGGATCTGTTGCCTACGTAGAATTCCGACGTAACATAGCCCCCCTGCATGGCGTCCAGATAGCACACCTCTATGTACTCCGGATTGAAGGCTTGTAAAACAGCAGCGGCCTCAGCTGATGTGAGGCCGTTCCACGCAAGATCCAATTTCACGACCTGTCCGAGCCGCATCTTGTCCATGACCGTGTCTTCTGTCCGTCCGGCGTCGGAGGCAGATACGTCCTCCAGCGCCCACTTGAAGAGCGACGGGCATTTGACCGCAGCACCGTCTACGCTGCGGATCGGGTTATATTCATTTGCCATATTCTCACCTCAATCCCCCAGAGGCAGGATCGTTCTGCCGTCCCGGCGGTTCCGCCGTTCTGCTGCCGATATGATCTGCTCCGCCTTAATATTTCCGTCTGTATCGACGACCTGAATTGTCCAGTTGCCGCCGTCCATGCCTCCAGCCGTTTGCAGCGCTTCAAGGACAGCCTGCTTGATCCCTTCGAGGATCTGCAGGTTATTGGCTACAGCTGTGCGGCCGTTGCTGAAACGCCCGACGAGCTCCTGCGAATTGGCATAGAACAGGCCGTCTTCGGGGAAGCCGCCGGTGGCGTAGCCGGAGAGAGCCCCAGTCGCGAAGCCGGATGCGTAATCAGCAACGCCAAGGATCTCTTGCAGCATGTCACTGATCACATCGTCCATTTCTTCCTTGACGGCATAAGAATTCCCAACAATTCCTATATGTGTATTAATTGCCTCGTGCGCTGTCGATGTTAGCCAGGTATCAGCAGCTATGTCAGCCGCGTCTAAGTAATTTTGGATAGCATCTTCTATCGGTTTTAACGAGTCATCTTTGGCATCTCTTAATCCCTGCTGTGTAAAGGATTCTGCGCTTCCATACCACTGTTTTTGAAACCAATTCATACCATTGTATTCTCTGCGCAGTTCCTCCGAAATATTAGACAGATTGCGCAGTGCCGCAGCCTGAATCATGTCCGTAACGGTTTTTACATCATCCTGCATCTTCGAGTATGATGCGTCGTAAGACGCTTCTAACTCCTCTTTGGCGTCAGAAAACGCCTTGGCAAAATAGTCATGCTGGCTCTGTGTGATGTCTCCTATTTCGAGCATGTAGGCATTCTGCGCTTCCAGTGTCTTGATGTCCGCGACAGCGTTTTCGTACGCCTCTGTCATGCTTTTTTGATACGCATCCGTTTTGCTTGCCAGATCATTTAGAATCCGTTGCGCATCTTCGACAGATTCCACGCTGAGTCCTTCTTTCGATGCAGCCACAAAATCGTCAAACGAGCTTTCTTCCGCTGTTACAGTGAGGCTCAGATTGGTAAGTCTATCAATTGCATTATTCAGTTCCTCCCGTTCCTTTTCGTCTAGCCCTTCCCCTGCTGCTTTATCCAGAAGGACGCTGATCTTGGCTCGATATTCGCCTGTAACTTCCCCGAAAAGTGCCTGAAATTCCATGAATTTGGCTTGCATGGCTGATAATTCGGCGTTGAAATCCTCACGTGCAAGCGAAACAAAATGGTTAAATGTGTCAAAAATATTGTCTACGCGCGTATCTACGATCTTCTGCATGCCCTCCACCATAGCATCCAGATCCTTTTCCATAGCTGCCGTCTCTTCTTCTGTGACTGATCCGGATTCCATAATTTTGTCGAGGTAGGGCTGCAGGTTTTGGCTTGACTCTCCGATGAGATCTGTAGACTCCTCTATGATTTTCCTGGACTCTTCTGTTTTAGCCCCAAGCGTTTCCGCTTCTTGCCAAGCACCGACAAACGCTTCTGCCAAGTCAGACAGAACCAGTCCCGTATCTTGAATGAATGCGTTGTTTGCGAGTTCGCTCCGCATGTCGTCAAATTCTTTTATGACTCCGTAGATCGCACCGCCTACAAACGAAAGCCCGCCGGCAAGCGCGCCCAGCGGTCCGCCAATCGCCAAGCCCGCAGCGACCGATCCAGCTGTTCCCGTCACCAGCGACCACGCCATCGTTCCGAGCGAATAGCTGTCTCCGCTGAGAATTTTGGCCAGCTCCCCACCTGCCGTTTGCATCGATTCAAACCCCACGACTACGCCACCAGCACCGAGCAGTCCTTTGGAAATTTTGCTCATTGGGGTAGACATCTTGCCCAGAGATTTCGTCAGATTTGAAAATCCATTTATCGCTTTGATCCCGATGATCGGGATGAGCGCTCCGGAAAGATTGCCAACCGCCTCAAAGATTCCGTCGATCGTCTCTCTTGCGTTATCAAGCGCGTTCGTGTCAAAGATGCTGTCCGTCTCCAAATCGTCCCCCAGCGTCGGGATATCAAAGCTCAGATCCTCCCCTGTTAGTCCCATCTGATCTGCAAGAGATTCGGATCCGGCGCTTAACTTGTTAATCTCGTCGAAGCCTGTCAGGGATTTTTTCAGTTTTTTATCGGTTTCCTCAATTGCATCGCCCAGCTCATTTTCACTTTCGGTTGCCTGTGATATGGAGGAGTAATCCGCTCCGCCAAGGCTGCTCGACACCGCATTGGCCGCCTTTTCGACGCCGAACAACGCGCCTATGATCTCGGTCAGCTTCTGCGCAAGCGCAACCATGTACGGCATAACCTCTTGCAGTACCGGCAGAAGCCCCATGCCGAGCTCGATTCTGGTCTGTTCAAGCTGCGCATGAAAGATTCTTAACTGGTTCGCGGGGCTTTCAATCGTCCTCGCAAGGTCGCCCTGCGCGGTGCTGGTCTGGTCGAGAATTGCATAATACCTCGCAAGAACCTTCTGCTGTTGCGTAAGTTCCTCTCCGGTCTCTGCAAGACCGTTCTGATATGCGTACTGGCTGACAGTGTTCTCGTCCACCAGGATTCCCAGCGCCTTAAGTGGTTCTGTTTCGCCGGTAATACCGGCACGAAGCTTCACGAACGCCTCTTCCGTATCCATGTTGTAGAATGACGCCATGTCCTGCGCAAGCAGCACAAGACTGGTAGACAGATCGTACGCCGTATCCCCAGCAATGCCCATGGATTTCGTCATGTTGTACATGATTCCGACATTCTGCCGCAGCTCGTAGGCGTTCAGCCCCAGCGACTCGGAGAGCTGCTCCGACCATTCCCTGGCTGCACCTGCCATGCTTCCCATGGACGTTGCGAACAGCGATTCTGACTCCACGACATCCATCGCCATCTGCACAGAGGACTTTCCGATGTCAATCAGCTTCTTGCCGATGTATGCGGTCCCAAGTCCGGCGAAGAGAGATTTCAATCCCCCGAAAGAGCTCTGGAGACTCGTTCCGGCCTTGCTCAATTTCTCAAGCTCCTCCCGCGTCTCTTTCGAGCCGAGTTCCAGTTTTCCCAACGACTTCCGGGCGGCGTCCATCTGCTTCCTTAGATCATCGACGTCAGCCTTGAGCTGCACTTGTAAGGTTTCTATTGTTGTGGTTCCCATTTTCATCACTCCTTTTGGGCACAAAAAAAGCACCCCGAAGGATGCTGTGTTGTTATAATATCTTTTTGTTATTTAATCGGCTTGATTTCCAGTAATCTTTTCATCCCTGAAAAATCATACTTGGGCAGTAATAGTCTTTCTGCCTGCCGCGAAATACTCCGTTTTGTTCGGCCGCTATCCCAAAAGGTCTTCGACAGTGCAATCAAGAGCAGAGGCAAGCTTGCACACAGTCATAGCTTGAGCTTTAGAAATATCACGAAAACCCTGCTCATAATGCTGGATTAGCCTCAAACCAACGCCAGAAATTTCAGAAAGCTCACGCTGACTAATCCCCTTCCGGCAACGGAAATACTTAAGAGAGCTGCTATGATCATTCATCATATTTCGCCTCATCAAAAGCCCGAAACAAATCATATATATCCTCAACATCAAGGATTTCTTTGGCAGTACATTCTTCAAAAAGACCTAACAAAGAAGGATCGTTACCATCCCAATACGATGTATCACCTTCCGCTTGAAACGTTGCAATATCAGTTAATATCTGATCACGGCAGTAATAGGCACTATCATAACAATATGCATAATCATCTCCATACTTAACAATCAAAGCACCATTATTAAGTTCAATACCATAAATTTCCTTCGCCATAAAAAACACTCCTATCATTAAAATCTACAAAGGATATTTCCCTCTGTCTGGCATAATTATACCACTGTAGATGTATAGTGTCAACATCGGAAAAATGCACAAAAATAAAAACAATATATTATGCAATATGTACAACTACAGAGGTATCAACGTCTAAAAATCCGAGAAAAAAAGCCAGAACCAGAGACGGGCTGCTGAACAAGATCATCACAAGGCCGATGTTGCATTTCAACTCACGCTTCCCTTGCGGGGAACGGCTTTATGCCATGACAAATGTCAATAGGCATTCAAAAAATTATTTTTTATTCATCCAATCCCACTGATTTAGCACCATATACCGCCTGTTCATGAGTAAATCCTTCATATTCTAATTGCTCAATCAAGCCTTCATAAGAGAAGGACATAATGTCTAAGTATGACTCCGCAGATTTTACAGCCTGTTCGTTCCAATCCGCTCCACATTTGTCCGCACCATATACCGCCTGTTCATGAGTAAATCCTTCATATTCTAATTGCTCAATCAAGCCTTCGTAAGAAAAGGGCATAATGTCTAAGTATGATTTAGCAGATTTTAGAGCATTGATTTGGGCGGTAGAAGAATTATCTATGTTAATTGTTCGCGTTGGCTCTGGTGTAGGTGTCCCTGATGCAGTCGGTTCAACTGTTTGAGCTGAAATTATATCTCTGGTTGGTGTTGAGACCGCATCTGTTGCCTTGGGTGTTCTCTGTACATCGTCAGACGGTGTAAGTTTTATAGTAAAATTTTCAAAAAATGCATCATTCGCAAAGTCACTTCTTCTTTTATCTTCCCCGACAGCAAAAATAATGATACTTCCGATAAATACGGCTAGACAAACGACTAATCCTATATTCGCCAGTTTAAGATATTGCTTTCTAGAAAACACAGCGATCCGCATAATTATAAATGCGACTATTCCAACAAGTCCAATAATTATGAAAATTTCTGCTAATCCCATGTTGTTATCCTCTCGAAAAAAAGTTGCTGTAATGGCTGCAACGAGGATTATGCCAATAAAACCACACAATACTTTTACGATTGACGGAATCCCATTCTTTTTCTTCGGTTCTGTCCCGCCCCCGTTATCTCTATTGTCCATGTACATCCCTCCATTTATTTTTTCAGCTTACATTCTCCCAAAACAAGCTATTTCTTATTCATTTTCCGCAATTCGTTTCGGATTTGCGATAACAACACAAGTCCGCGACCAATCCCGTAAAAAAGTATCATGGGGAGCGGTTGTCCTGCGAGCAACATGAGATAGATCGTACCAGAGATTTCATCGGCGAAAAAAAGGAGCAGACCGATAACCGCCAGTATAACCCACAAAATTATCCAAACATCAACAAACTTTAATATGGCGTGTCCATATTCTGTGTTATCACCACCATCACTTTTATCGATCTTAACTTCTTGTTGAGGCTTAGGCTCGTCCTCCTTGGGAATGATTATGTTTTCACGAGGTGATGTCGAATCACCTTTTCCTTCTTGATTTTTGTGCTTTTCTCTTCGCATTAAAATTATACAGGTTGGCACGCTCCCCAATATAACAACCAACGTCACGATTAGCACAACCCACTGCATATTACTTTCACCCATGTAAATCCCTCCGCTTGATTTTTTGCGCCAGCTGTGGTAACATACTGGCAACAGGCGGCTTGCCATTGCAGTGGCGGTCGTTCCATAGTCAAGTTTTCAGCTTGAGGAAACGCCGTACCGCTAGGTGCGGTTATTTCTTTTTAATCAAAAGAACAATGAAAAATGAAAAAATAACGATTAACGCTATGTATTCCATTCGCATCGCCCTCCTCTCGGAGGAACAACCTGCCGCCTGTCTTTTGGGATTATAACACAATATACAACATATGTTAATATTTATCTGTATAATTTTTACAATAGTTACGTGCCCATGCTTCCATATCCTCATCCGCCATCCGTTTCGGTGTCGTATTAGACAGATACGGCTTTGACGGATATTTTTTCGGTGCATTCACGGCGAACGAGTTGTATTTTCCGGCAATCCACAGCAGCGTATCAAGCGTTTCGGTATGCAGCTTATACTGTTTTTCCTCCCTCTTGTTGTATGCGGTTATGGCGGCGCTGACCTCTCTGGGCGTCATATCCCAATACCGAGAGCTGTCAACGCCGCATTCGACCGCGACAGCGTGCAATTCAGTAT